AACTCATATCTTGATACATACATCCACAATCCTTACATTGCCACACTATTCCAATTAATGTTTCAATCTTAAATATATTACCATTACAAATTGGACACTCATTTTCCCTACCACCAATTATTTTAGTTTTCATTTTACCTCCAATAAACTTAAATCATTTATTATTTACCTAGTATATTAATTTCAGTTTTTAATTTTTTAAGTCTCCTATATATTGACGTTTGGCTAGTTCCAAGCACTTTACTTATTTCTTGTTGAGTATAACCTTTTTCTCTTAGACAAACTATTTTCTGTATATCTTTTATCTCACTTCTTTTTATACAAGATCTAATAACACGAACATTTTCTATATCTACATTTTCATTGCCAGCCAATCTATCTTCTATTCTTATCTCTTCTCCATAATTATCTCTATAAATACACTTTTCAAAACTATCTATATCATTTCTATAATGTTTCTTAACATATCCAGTCGTAAATCTTTTCAAATGTCCTGATATATACGAAAATGCTATTGTAGAAAATTTTCCTTTACTTTCATCAAAGCAACATGTTGTTTTATATAATCCTATATATCCTTCTTGAAATAAATCTTCTTTTAAATATGGATACCTTCTTAAAAAGGATTTGAAATATCTATTTATAATAAAATGTACAAGATTTATATTATCTTCAAATAATTTATTTTTCTCTTCTAAACTTCTCATATAATCACCATCCAATTTAAAATGGAATATCTTCATCATCTAAAACTTGAAAGCCTATTTCTTTTTCTTCATCCTTTGGCTTGTGATCAAGCGCATTAACAATTTTTGTTCTTACTTTTGTGAAAGTTTTTTTCTCTCCATCTTTTTCATATTTTTCTATCCTTATTTGGCCTTGAATTGAAACCATTCTTCCTTTTGTGAGATAATTAGCACAAAATTCTGCTGATCCTCCCATAACTTCAATTGGTATAAAATCAACTTCTCTAGTTCCATCCTTTTTTGCATAACCCCTATCAACTGCCAATGCAAAAGTAGCAACTGGAGTACCATACTCTGGTATATATCTTAATTCTGGATCTCTTGCTAATCTTCCAACTAAAACTACATTATTCATATTGCAATATCTCCTTCATTGTATTTATTTTCTCTATATTCCATTTGTTTTACAATCTCAACTGCTTCATTAAAGGCACAACCTCTTTCAATTTCTTTATTTGCAGACATAATTGCATTAGCAATTTTGTCTGTAAATTCTGCTCTTTCTAAAATGTTCATATGAGAAATACTTTTCATTTAACTCCCTCCTTGTTTTACTAAGAGGACTTATAATAAGTCCTCTTAGATTTTCAATTAAGCAATTATATTTACATTTTTAAAATCTTTTAATTCTTCTTGCAAGTACGCTTTAATGTTTAACATTGCTTGATTTTTCCATGCTCCACCATCTGCTTCATATAATCCTGCTGCTGGTCCAGAACTCATTCTGAAAATAAACTCACTTTCTGGTTGCTCTATCTCTTGGAAAGTGCGATAAGGAATTAACTTTACTCTGTTTGGGACTATTGCTTCTGATACACTAGCTACGCCTGTTTTTATTGTTACAGACTGAGAAACTCCATCATCTCCCACATTTTTTACTGTAGATTCTTGGATATTTCCTGCAATTTTTAAAAGTGTATCTCTATCATTATTCTTTATAAATGCTGATTGTAGCATTATGTTAAAACTATCTAAGTCTAAAGGTCTGTCAAATCTTTTCTCTGGTAGTAGTGCAACACATTCAATATAAGTTTCTCTATCTCTATTTTTTCTCAAAGGAGATTTTAAAAGCACTTTTCTTGGAGTTAGAACTTGTATTAATAACAACTCATCTGCCTTATGATCTATGCCACTTTTTATATAATCTACTAAACCACTCAATGTAGTTATTTCTAATTCATTAGCTTTTGGTTCTTTTATTATTTCTAATGCATCTGTTGTGTACTTAAACCCATCTACACATACTGTTTCTCTTTTTCCTAACTTAACTAAATATTCCATTGCATTTCTTATCATTTTTTTTATTCTCCTTTTTTATTTAAATTTATATTTTACTTACTTTCTTAAACTACTTTGAACTTGCATTTCTGAAATCAATTACACCAGCACTATTTTCTTCTGTTTCATTAGTTTCTTCACTATCTGGAATATCCATGACCAACTGCCCTGCTACTTGATTTTTAAATTCAGACGCTTCAACTCTTCCTGTCTCTAAATCTTTTCCTATCAGAACTTTAGTTGTTGTAGCCTTTGCTTCTACTATAGTTGCTTTGGATTTTATATCTACTTCAGCAAGATCTCTATCTTCATTTGCTTTAAACACTATCTCTAAACTAATTTTTCTTGTTTTTTTAAAATCTGTATTTGGATCTGCAATGTTATCTAAAACTTTTTGTAACTCTGTATTAAACTTTTCTTTTAGAACTCCACCTGCAAATTTTTCTAATGCTATCATGTAAAATCACTCCTTTATTTATTTAAAATAATATTTTTCTACGAGGAAATTAATTAATAAACTTTAGCTCTAATTTAATAACACTTTTAAAACTTTTTATAAATTTATATAGCCTTTTTATCCTTACACTACTTTTAAGTTTTTTTGCTAGCATATCTAAACCTGTGTGTACATTGTCAGGAAATTAATTTATATAAACCTTGTAAATGCTATATTTTCAAACTTTTTTTAGTATTGAAATTCAATACTTTTTCAAAATCCGTTTTTCAATATTGAAAAATGATTTTTTTCAATATTGAATTTTTAAATTATTCAATATTGGTTTTTCTTATAAAATCATTACTTAATAAAATTTCCTATTTTTTATACTTTTTTTAAAATACATCTTCTGGAATTTCTACTTGAACATATTGTTTATTTACATCATATTTGTAATCTCTGTTTAACTCCTCACTAGTCGTGTAAAGTCTTTTTCTTCTTTCTGAAAAATTCATTTTAAAACTTATATTCTGTTTTCCTGTTATTCTATTTTTTAAAATTAATAAATAAGTGTCGTCTGTCTCTTCTTCTTCATCAACAACTCTGTAAGTTGATAAAATATAATCTGCATAATTAACAATCTCACTTGCTCCAGACACATCATACATAGTTGGCTTCATGTCACCCATATTTTTACGAGGATGTGCAACTAAAACTATTACTAAGTTATATTTTTTAGCGAGATTTTTTAAGTTGCTTACTATCTGCTCTTGTCTCTCATATTTATCTGCCTTATTGCCAGTTTTTATTGTCATTAGATTGTCAAGAACAAAGAACCTAACCCCTTTTTTTAAATATAAATGCTCTATGGTATTTAGCAGATTTACTTCATCACTTATTGCATCTTCATCATAGAGAAAAAATTTATCTTCTATCCAGTCTGATATAAGCTCAACGGCGTAATCTGGAATATCTGTGTATGTTCCTCCATAGACACTTTTATATTCTTTTATGTGATAATCATTAGCTACAGTTTTTCTAAACCAATCCATAGACATGAAAGAGGGTAATTCTCCAGAATACAAAAATGCTTTTTCTCCATTCGTAATTGCTTGTGCTATAAACTGGTTAACTATAGTTGATTTACCAGATGCAGGTTTACCAGTTAAAATTGTAAGAGTTCCATATCTAAATCCATCTAGCATATTGTTTAGTTTATTAAAACCCGTGTCTATGGACTTGTGTACGCCTTTTTCACGTTTTATTTTTGATGCGTCAATGTAATTATCATTTACACTACTGCTCGTCGTCACAAGTGCTTTTAAATCGTTTATATCTATAATCAATTCATCTATACTTGTATCTGAATTTGAATTATTAATTAATTCATTTGCTAACTCTGAAATTTGTCTTTTAAGTAACTTCTCTTTTATGATTTTTATATAGTGATCTATGTTTGAAGTAGTTATAACTATAGTTGTTAAACTGGTAATGTAACTAACGCCTCCAATATCTACTAATCTATCTATTTTTTCTAATTCATTTTTTAAAAGCAAAAGATCTAGTGGTTTATTTGAGTCAATTATTTTCTTCATGCAAGATAAAATAATTTTATGTGACTCAAAGTAGAAATCATTTTCTTTTAATTCCCTTATTTTGTAACTTATAGAGTCATTTATAAGAAAACTTCCTAGAATGTTTTGCTCTGCTTCTAAAGAGTAATTCATTTAATCACCCCCAGCTTATTATTAAAATGTCACAACTAAAGGAATCACCCTTTCGACGTCATACAATACCCCACAAATACGATCTCTTGGAACATTTTTGTAAACTAAAATATCAATTATGTCGGCAATAAGTTTTGCATAGTATTTTGGAGTTTCAAATCCATAACTTCTATAAGCAAGTTTTTCTTCAACAAATTGTTCGCATTTACTTCTTGTACTTGTTCTAGTTTCACAATCCTTACTTTCAAATATCATTTCTCTTATTTTTGGATCAGTTCTTAATCCTTCAATAAGTCTTTGTATATCTTGATCTGTAAGTTCATGTTTTTTTCTTTCCACTTAGCATACCTCCTGTCTTTAACTATTTAGTTGCTTCTTTTGATTTGAAACTATTCTACACCATGATAATTTACATGCTATAATTAATTTAAACATACTTCCAATATGTTTAAATTAATTAGAAAGGTGGTGAGAGTATGAGCCAATATCGAGTTATAAGCAAAGAATGTCCTGTAATAAACGAAACCATTTCTCTTACTTGCGAATATTCAGCTCCTCCAGGTACTTTTGGATCTAAGTTAATGTCAACTAGATGTGATGGAAGTCATATTTGCGACTCTTCTTCTAATGAAGAATGTCCTATTCTAAAAAACTTCTTAGATAGTAGCTTTGGGATTTTCATCTGGAAAACAATACTTAAATGCAGTCACTTTTACACCTGTTATTTTGCTTAATTTAGTAAAAGAATGATACATACAAGTAAAATCGCCCTCACATTCTTGCAGGTAATCGCAAACTTCACATGATGTGGGGGCTTCTCTATTCCCTCTAAACACCATCTCCATAATTTCATTTTGCAAATGTCTTGCTATGCAATGTAATTCTTTTTCAGTAAGTTCTAACTTTTCCTCTTTCATGAGCAACCTCCTAATTTATTTAACATTTAATTCTTTATCTGTTTCATTGAGTTTGTAACTAAATTTAATTGACCTGTGTTTTAATTCTACGCCATGATAATTTGCATGTTATAATTAATTTGAGCATATTGGCAGTATGTTCAAATTAATTATAGGGTGGTGATGAATATGTGCAAAATTAAAACCTTAAGAGAAAAATGCTCTCTTATTGACGATAAAGTTGAATTTTCTGGTGAATATAAAACTTTTCCTGGATTCGCTGGATCAAAACTTTTAGAGTGCGAATGTAATAAAAATTACATTTGCAAAATTCAAATAATGACTGCTAATAGCAACTGTCCTCTTTTTAAAAAAGCACGTCAATTACAATACTAAAATTTTAATTTACTAAATTTATTTAGTAAAAATATCTACACCTGTCATTTCACTTAATTTTATAAAAGTGTCTATATGGGTGAAATAGTCCTTGCATTCTTCGAAGTAATCGCAAACTTCACAAGATGTAGGGGCTTCTCTGTTTCCTCTAAATGCTATCTCTAACACTTCATTTTGCAAATGCCTTGCAATGCAGTGCAAATCCTTTTCAGTAAGTTCTACAGTTTTATCTGCCATAAACAATCCTCCTAATTTATACTTAACTAAATATCTGACTTAATCTCGAACTCAATATTAAATTGGGCAAGTTTATTAATCGATTCTTGGAGTTGACAAATTCGCTCATTGACATTTTCTATCAATTCCTCAAATTCCTTAATATCCCTAACACCTAAGAATAACTTCACATTAGAACTATTCAAATAAACAGCCTCTTCTTTTTCATTCATCCTATCTACCTCCTATACTATTTAGTTTTTAAAGTTCTTTAAAGCCACTGAGTGGATTCTTAGCCTTTGTAACTGGTTGCAATATACCTTTGCTAGTATCAGCATTCCCCCAAGTCAACAAAGCTCTGTAATGACTCTTATATCTACTCCCTTTACCATTTACGATATAGTTTTCTAAACTAACAATTTTATCATGTATGTATTTCTTCCCAAACTTGCTTATAAGTTTGTCATATTCATCTTTAGTTAGTTTTACTTTTTCTATATCTAAGTCCAAGAATGATAGATCTAAATAATCAGTTTTAGGTTCATTTTGTGGAGTGGTATTACTTTTTATATAAGTCTTTTTAATATTAGTCTTTTTACTGTGCATCATATTCACTACCTGTTGTGCATGAGGTGCACTAGGGTTGTGCATCATATTCACTACCTGTTGTGCATCATATTCACCACCTAATTTAGCTGTTAAAACAAAATATATGTTGCTTTCTTTTTCATTTGAGTTACTTTTTATTCTATTTTCTTTTTTAATTAACCCTTTATTTTCTAAAATTTTAACTACGCTTTTGGCTTGCCTTTCACTACATCCGCATTTCAAAGCGATCGTTTTATAGCTTGGAAAGCAACAACTTTCATTATCAGAATATCTTGCAAGAACTATATAAATCATTTTTTCATAGATTCCTAAATCTTCTCTATCTACTAGATCATTCTCTAGCCAAAACCACTCTTTTTTTCTTGCATCCTTCAAGAGATCCATCTCATCACCTCCCCTCCGAAATTATTTTTTAAGATAATAACTTAAGTTTATAATCATCAAGTATCAGATCTTCTTTAGTCAAAGTTTTATATGCTATTTCCTCTGTCTCTTTTTCATAATACATGACTAGTATTTCATTCTTTTCTACTTTCGTAATGATGCAATCAACTTTTGTACCAAACCTTATATCTTGTAATTGAACTGCTGTTCCTATTTGATTTTTATTAAAATCTGAAATTTTCAAGCTTACCACTCCCTTTAAGTATTTACTGTTGTTATTTCTGATTCATAATGTCTTTATTTTCTTTTTTGAAATTACTTAATGCGTATGTGCTGGAGATTATGGTTTCTATAGTTCTCCATTCATTTGGTTCGTTTTTTTTTAAATAATCTATCATCAAAGCTGTTTCTACTTTTTCTTTGTTTGAACAAATCATTTTTCACCCTCCTACACTTACTTTGTCGTTCAACTTATTTTAAGTATAACTACTTTGTCGTTAAAAATCAATATCTTTTTTATTTTTATCATGATTTTGTCGTTATAATTATTTTTTTAATGACAAAGTCGTGTTTTTATAGTATAGTAATGACAGAGGAGGATTGTAAAAATGGCAGAAGTTTCAAAAAAATTAAAAGCTAAAGAAATTGGAAAAAGATTAAATGAGTTAAGAACTCTTGAAAGACTTTCGCAGAGAGCGTTTGGGGAAAGAATTTTCTTATCACAAGATCAAATTTCTTTATTGGAAAAAGGAAAAAGAGTTTTGACAGAAAGAAGTATTAACGACATATGCAGAGAATTTGAAGTAAATGAGGAATGGCTAAGAAGTGGAAAAGGTGAAATTTATAAAGATTGTTTAGCTGACTTAGAAATTGATGATGATGTAAAAGAAATAACTAACAAACTTTATGAATTAGAACAAGAAGATAGAGATGCTATCTTGAAAATGATAGAATTATTGCAAAAGAAAAACAAATAGCAATAAAAAGAGGTTTGAAAATTTATCAAACCTCTTTTATTTTCATATAAAATGTTTCTATGCAATCTGTTAAAAAAACATAATCTTTTTTAGAAATTTTTTTCATTTGATGTATAGATATAGCAACTTTTTTCTTATTTTTAGTGCAATTCATTTTTGATTCAAGTTTTAATTCTCCCATAGAATCCCCCATATTTTCAAAATATTCTGATTTATATTTTTACAGTTACATTGCTTCTGAAAAATAACAGACTTCCCCCTTTTATAATTTTTAAATTTTTATCAGATACTAAATTAATGTTTTTTGCTTTTGTATGTCATGCCCTAGATGAGTTTGAAAATTTAATTGTATTCAATATTGAAAATTAAGATTTTTGATTATTTTTAAAAATATTTTACGTACGTAGTTTTATATGTATTTTATATGTATTATTTCGATATATATCTTCTTTATGTTACAATTGTAACACCTAATTTGACATTAGGCAAATGTCAAAATTTACCATTTTTGATTATTTTGTAAAATTTAATTTTACAAAAATAGAATTGTATACAATCAATATACAAAGAGAAAAATTTATACTTATATTTCTTTTTATATTGATAAATTTTGATAATTTTTTATTTTTTTTACTCCTGCTTAAATTTTTTTTAAAGAAAAATTAATTGGTAAAAATTGGTAAAACATTTTTAGACATTTAGTATTGTGTAGTTAACTCTATTGTTATAGTATTTTAGATATACTTTTAGAAGGTGGTGTACTTTATGAAGATAAAAAAGATTCCAGAAAGTGAATTGTTGGTTATGATGTTTATTTGGGACAGCGAAGATAAGGAAGTTGCATCTACTGAAATTTTGAAGACACTAGGCGAAAAGTACGAATGGAAAAAATCAACTATGTTAACTTTCTTGAGGAGATTAGTTGGTAGAGGATTTTTAGAGGTTGTTAAGAAAGATAGATTTACATATTATAAAGCATTAATAGAAAAAGAAGAATATTTAAAAGTTGAGACTAAAAGTTTCTTTAGTTTCTTTCACAAAAATTCTTTTGAAAGTTTTATAAGTGCTCTGCATGATGATGAAGAAGTGTCTGAAAATAAATTAAAAAGTTTAGAAAAGTTTATTGAGGATTGGGAAGAAGATAAATAGAGAGCCAATATAATTTTATTTGGTTCTCTATCTATATATTTGACCTTCTATTTCCATTTTTAAGCAAATTTGTATCTTTTTAGGTAAATAACATCAAGTTTGTAATTAAAACACGTCAGACAAGCCTTTAAATGCTTTTAAGCTATATTTAATAAACTTTATTTTTATCAATTTCCTTTTTCCACTCATCAAAATTACAAATCCGATAAACTTTTCTTATTTTTGGAACTTCTCTAAGTTTTTCTTTGTCATATTCATATACATTTACTTTTTTTGTTTCAATGTATTTATTTTCTTCTAAAGTTTTAACAGAAGAAGTTATGATATCTAAATTATTTTTACTTTTAGAACTTAGTCCTATATTTTCTGCTATAAAACTATTAGTTGCAGGTTTAAAATTAGTTTCTGTAGTGATTGTTTTAAGTAAAAAATATACTTTTATTGTATTTGATTTAAATTTATTGACCATTTTTTTAAGCATTTCATAATTTATCAATGCAAATTTGTTTAAATCAATATTATTTTCTGACGGTAAACAATATACAATTCCATTTAGGGTATTTTCTATTTTTAGAATTTTAAAATCTAACTTCTCTAGTTTTTTTATATTTCTTTGGATTGTTGCTTTATTTACATTCAGTTCATTTGCTATTTCTTGAATATCAAGTTTATTCTTATACAAAATTCTATTTTTATGGGTATTAAAAATGTCACTATTTTCAGCACTCTTTATTAATAGTGCTCCATATTCTTTTATATAATATTGCTTATCTTTTAAACAATATGTTGCTATTGGTAAGTAAATTTCTTTCTGAATTTGTTTTCTGTTTTCAAGCATAAAAAATTCTTCATCTCCAATCTTTTATAAGAAATTATTTTTAGTAAGTGTTTAAAGTATACTAGAAAAATAAATACTAAAGTTTTTTAATATAAAAAAAGAATAGTTCAGAACATCTTTTCTAGTCTTTAATAGTTTTTAAAACAGTTTTTAAAGTCTTTAATAGTTTTTAGACAAGCTATAATAATTGGTATATCTAGGTTTCAGAGATGAAAGGTCATCATTTTAAGGGTCAAAGGTCATCATTTTAAGGGTCAAAGGTCATCATTTTAAGGGTCGAAAGGTCATCATTTTAAGGGTCAAAGGTCATCATTTTAAGGGTCAAAGGTCATCATTTTAAGGGTCAAAGGTGAGCGTCTTTCAAAAATAGTTGACCTTTTTATAAATTAGGTATTATAATTTATATGAGGTGATAGATTTTGGAAAAAAAAGAAATTTTAATGCAACCAAATAATTTAATAAAAAGTAAATATGATTTTACAAATGTGGAAAATAAATTATTTTACAAATACTTTTTAATGCTCAGAAACAGCAAAATTCATCTTATGTTACAACTATATCAAAAGAAGAACTAAAAGTATTTATGAAAAACAATAATGATTATGAGCATAAAAATATAAAAGAAATTTTGAACATGTTTCAACAAAGTGTTTTGGAATTTGACTATATAGAAGAGACAACTGGCAAGTTAAAAACTTTTGGAAGTGGTTTAATTAATACATATGAATTGGATCATACAGACCAAATTTATACAATTATGATGCATGAAGTTCTATACAATCATATAACTGATTTTGTAAAAATGCAGAAAAAGAAAAATGGATATACAGCTATTAATTTATCAGTGTTATTTAATTTTAGAGGTGCATATACTCAGAGGTTATACACTTTATTTAGACTATGGAGCAGAGAAAATAAGGAAGTGGAGATAAAATATAAGTTAGATGAATTAAGATTTTATTTGAAATTAAAAGATAATGTATATCCAGAGTATAAATATTTTAAACAAAATGTTCTAAAAAGAGCAATGAATGAAATAAATAAAAAAGGCAACATGGTTGTTTCAATAAAAGAAGAAAAAAGAAAAAATAGAAAAATAGATGAAATAATTTTTTCTGTGATAGATTATGAACCTAGAAAATATTTTGATAAAGATATATTGGTTGAAGATTATATACCTAAAAAGAAGCAGGACAATGAAGTGTCTTTTAGTTTTTATATACCAAATGAAAATATTTTTACAACAGGGACGATTAAACTATTTAAAGAAGATTTTAAAGAGTTTGATTTTAAGAAAGATGTTTATCTGAATGCTTTTAATAAGTCTATTGCTATAGCATTTGAAAGAGATAATACTGATATTATAAATACAAAGAATTATGATTTTTTTAAATCAACACTTTCAAATAAAATAAGTGAAGTTATAATTCATCAAAAAGATGATTTAAAGTTTAAAGAAGAATTAGATAAATATTGGGATGATGAAGATGTTAAAAAAGAAGAAAGAGAAGTTGATTATAGCAAAGATCCTGTCAGACTTGAAACTGTTAGGAGAAATTTATTTGATCAAGGTCTAGTAAATGAAGAAGGATATTACTATAAATAAAAATTGGAGAAAATAAAAAATGTATTATGTTTATAAATATATTGATCCAGCTACAGAAGAATGTTTATACGTTGGAAAAACAGAAGATATATATGCAAGGCATTCATCTCATTTGAGTAATAAAGAAGAAGATTGGTGTACTAAAGAATTAATATTAAAATATATTGAACTTCCACGTAGATATAATATGGATTTTTTTGAAGTTTATTTAATAAATGAACTAAATCCAATATTTAATAAACTAAGTAAAGGTGATATGGATACTGAACACATCTTTTTTGATTACAAGGAAGAAGATTGGAGTACATATTCAGAAGAAGATTTTAAGGAAAAGACAAAGGGAAAAAGAAGATTCAGAGAAAGAAAGATAGATATGAAATATGAAGTAAGTAAAAAATCTATTAATTTTTTAAAGAGAATTGAAAAGTTAGATGCCAAGGTTGAAATGTTATATGAAAATAATGTTTTAAGTGTGCTATATAACTTTGAAAATATGGATATAGAATTTTGTGAGAATGAATTAGATATTAATTTGATATCATATGATTTTGAAACATTAGAAAGATTTGGAAGTTGTTCTTTGATTTCAGTTTATCCCAGATGGAAAGAATATACAGCAACAAATAAAAAAATACTTATAAATATAACATTAGAGATTAGGATTGGATCTTTGGCTAATTTAATGGAATTAATGCCAACATTTGAATATAAAATTACTGAGATTTTCCAACAAATAGAGGATATTTTTCACATACTAGAAGTTGGATATACATGGCAAGAATTATTTGAAATATATAAGGGCTGTAAATATGACAATTAAGAATTGGAGAAAATAAAAAATGTATTATGTTTATAAATATATTAATCAAGATACGGAAGAATGTTTATACGTTGGGAAAACAGAGAATATCTGTGATAGACACGCTAGTCATTTAAGTAATAAAAAAGAAAATTGGTGTAATAAGAATTTAAGACTTGAGTATATGGAATTAGATAATAAATATACTATGGATTTTTATGAGATTTACTTAATAAATAAACTAGAGCCTAAATTTAATATTACTGGAAAAGGAGAAATGGATATCGCTAAAACATCATTTTCCTATAATGGTCAGTGGGTAATTTATTTAGAAAGAGACTTAATGTCGAGTTTGGCATCAAAGAGATATGGAATAAATTATGAAGTGAATGCTAAGATGTTAGGCATAATGAGAAAATTAAAGAAGATAAGCAGCAATGAAGAAATATTTATTGGAAATGAAAATATAAGAATAAAATATTACTTTGAAACAGTACTAGAAGGAATTAATTTAGAACCATGCATATTGAGTGTAGCATATAAGACACTAAAAGAAAGTACAGTTGGAACAGTAATCTCAGTAAAACGTGAATATTTATCAGAAAATGTATGTTTAATCATTGATAGTATTTTTCTAAATGAAATAATGAAAGATCCTTTAATGTCTAAATCAGATATTAAAGATTTAAATAGCCAAGTCAATGATATTCTTAAAATAATAGGGGTTGATTGTGAGTGGAACAAGCTTTCTGATTATTGTAGTGCAAACTCTTAACTGATATTACAAAATATGGTATAATTAAATTTAGCAAGAAGAGCGTAATATACAATCTATAGAGTGGAGTTCATGTACAAAAGATTATCCTCCCAACGATTCGAGGGGAGGTGAGTTACATGGATAACTTTTTGTTTAATGTTTTAGCTAGTTTAACAGCTAGTGTGGTAGTTTACTTAATCAGTGAACTATTCAAAAAAGCAAAAAGCCACTCTCGTGCAAAGAGTGACTTACAGGTTGAATTTAAATTTATATTTAAATTCAAAAAATAAACTACGTTTATTATGAACTCCACTCTACGCCTAAATAGATTGTAGTTCTTCTTGCTTTTATTATATCACAAAATCTTTAAAATGATACAATTTTATATCATTTCTTATTATTAAGAAATAGAAAAACACTTTAATTGATTAAAGAATAATTTTATATAATCTTGTAAAAATATAAAAAGAACACTTAATATATTAGCTTGAAAAATATTAAGTGTTCTTTTTTTCTATTCTATTTAAATAAAATAGAATAGAAAAAATGATTGAAAATATTATTCTATCGTGATAGAATGAAAAAAACAGAATATTCTACCGTGATAGAATATTCTGTTTTGAAGAAGAAGTAAATATTATTTGAAGGTTAAAAATATAAGAACAATGGAGGGAATTATGGAAGTAAACCTACATACAGGAAAAGATGAATTTTTTAAGAACCATGAAGTAGCAAAAAACTATATAGGTGGATTATATAAACTTATTGATGTTTACAAATTCTCAATGGAATCAGTTTCCGTTTTAACTAGAATAGATTTAGATAAGTTAAATAATTTCTATGCTGGAGAAGCTAGTTTAAACTATGATGAATTGTGCTTAATAGAAAGTGTAATTATAACTCCTTTGGTAGGAGCATTTGAAACTGCTGAGCATAATTACAATATGATTATTAAGGCACGTAAAGAAAGGAAACTGTAATTGAGAATAATATAAAAAAATAGGGGGAAAACAAATGAAAAAAACAATTGCTTTATTACTAACGCTTTGCGCAGTAATGATTCCATTTACAGCTTTTGCTGATGGAAATGATTATGAAGGTACTGGAAACTCACAAACAGTTGAATTAATTGGACAACCAAACTCAGATTCGCCTTCAACTAAATCTATTGTCGTTCCAGGTGGTACTGCTAATTTAACAGCAATGAGTGGAGGGCAGTTATCTTGGAGAGTAACATCTACGCTTGGAAATATTTTAGGATTTGAAGGAGAAATAAATGTATATAAGGCTGGCAAAATTGTATCATCTCAACTTGTAGGCTTTAGATTAGCTGGAACTACTAAAACTGGTGTAGTAAGTTTCAAAGGGCTAAAAAAGGGTTCATATATTGCTAAATTTAAAGGAAAAGGTGTGTGTACAGGAGGTATTATATTATTCTCTAGTCCAGCTGAAGCTTCTTTTACAATTAGATAATTATAAAAAGTAGAAAAGAGTGTTTAGAAATATATGAAACACTCTTTTTTTTATGCAAAATTATAAAAAGTGTGTTTTTAATTATATACAAAATGATAAATTTTATAAAAAATTATAAAATATTATAAAAAATATCTTATAAATCTATTGAATTACTATGTGAAATTTGGTAAAATATATGTAAATATTAATAAATTTTATAATATTTTACAAAAAAGGAAGTGGTTGAATGAGTAGGATAGTTCTAACATTTAAAAACAATGATAAAGAAAAAGCAATTGAAAAGTTTTTAGATGAGAAATTATCAGCTACAGCTTATTTAAAAGAACTCGTTTGGGAAAAAATGAATGAAAAAAAGGATAATGCTGTAGTTGAACAGAAAAAAGAAATAGAAGATCCAGCTAACAATTTTGATTTTGGAAGTTTAGAATAAAAGGGGGAAATAACATAAATGAGTAAATTAGGTATAGATATTGGAAATTATGCAGTTAAAACAAGTACAGATGATATTTTTGAAAGTAAAGTTACAGAGGTAAAAAACTTTGGTTCAGATTCAGATAGCATTAAAATAGGTAATAAAACATATTATTTAGGCGAAGGTGACGAGGAAATAAATATAGTTAAATATGAGAAAGAAAACTTCTTACCGCTTTTACTTGGGGCTATATGCAGAAATACAGATGATGAAGTTATTGATCTAGCATTAGGTCTACCAGTGAAGCAATTTGGAGGATTAAGAAAAGATTTGATTGAAAAATTACAAGGAAAAGAATATCATGTTGAATTTGAAAAAGGAAATGAAACTACTAAAAGAGATATAACAATAAGATCTGTTCAAGTGTTTCCAGAGGGAGTTACAGGATACTTATATTATGCAAAAGACATAGTTGACCAAATTGCAGGAAGAGATGTTGTTTTAGTTGATATTGGTGGAAAGACAACAGATATTGCGCTTGTACAAGGGAATAAAGCGACTGATCCATATTCTGTAAATGTTGGAACGATAAATATATATGATGCAATAAAAAAATCTCTTGAAATGGATGAAAGATTTCTGGGTAAAGTTGAGATAAAAAGAGAAAAAATACAAGACTACATAGACAAAGGGTTTTACCTAAATGGTGAAAAACAAGATATAAAGAAAAATATAGATGCGTCTGTTGGATTATTTAAACAAATATATAATGAATTGAAATTAAATTACCCAATATCAACTTCTGCTGTTGTCGTTATGGGTGGAGGTGCTAAATTGTTAGGTGAAGCATTTAAAAAGAATATACCTGGCATAATAGTCATGAGTGATGTAGATAAACATGTTTTTGCAAATGCAAAAGGATACAAAAAAATGATGAAATAAAAAAGGATTTAGTTTATAGTATGTATAATAGATTACAAATATATGATATTTGTAATCTATTATTTTTTGAGGAGGTTTTATATGACTTGGAGTGATTTGAAAGAAAAAAATATTAATGAAGTTGTTGATTGTATTAATAATAAATTAAGTGAATTTGAAAGTCTTAAAAAAGTTGGAGATGAATTAGGGGCAAATGAAAGTACTATAAGGAAGTGGCTTAATAAGAAAGGATATAAAAGAGTTGGAAACAGTTTTTTAGAAGATAATAAAAGTTATGATGACAAATATCAGATAGATAGCATTAACAGTAAGATTGATGATGATATCAAATATTTATCTAATGAAATTGATAATATAAAAAGTGTGATAGAATGGTTTAAAACTAAAGATGATAAATGTCATATAGATAGCATTAAAGAAAATGATATATCTATAGATCTTCCAGATCAGTCTATAAAAAGAACTACAATTAGGGTAAATAATACAGTGTGGGAAATGTTTAATAAATTTGCAGATGAGAATAAACATTATGATAAACATGATTTGCTAAGTCAATTATTGCTTGAAAGTCTATTAAAATATGTGAAGAGCAGATGAAGTGAGATATTTAATCTTCTTCATCTAGATTTTTAAATTTATGCACAGTGGACATTAATCGTATAAAATATCCATCTAAATAATCTGGCTCTAAATCATTTATTTTATATTTGAAATATTCTTTTTCTGTAACTATAGGTATGTAATATATGTGGAAAATTTTAATTCTCTTAAGTAGAACTCTTTTTTTAACAAGTCTTTTAAGTAGAATTTTTGTCGTAGATTTCTGCCACTTGTGTTTTTCATTGCAAATGCGAATAATTTCTTTCCTTGATATTCTTGAATTTCTTTTCCAAAAGATTTTCATTACAATTAATTCGCCACGTTTTAAGCTTTGTATTAACATGATGCACTCCTTGTAAATGTTTATAATATAGTAGCATTTTTTTATTTAAGATAGTACAGGTAAGTTATTCCAGAAAAAAAGCAACGCTAGAATGTTTCAAAACTAAATATGATAAATATCATATAAATGTCATTAAAAAATGATTTATTTTTATTGTGATAAGTTAAATAAAAAGAATTAGAAGATAATAAAATTTTCTAGTCTTTTTATTTATTTAATCTTAGATTTAACAGATGCGTAATTGCAACGTATAAGATTATTAAAAGAAATAGAAAAATAAAGAAAGCAAAAGATGATAGTTTTTTTATCTATTATCCTTTGCTTTCTCTAATATTAGGATTTTACTATGTTTTTGTCAATTGCATTGTTTCTGTATGCTCTTTCAATTCTATTTTTACCTTGAAGAAAATAATCGCTATCTAATTCTATTCCAACAAACTTTCTATTTATATTTGCACAAGCTATTCCTACACTGCCAGAACCAAAACAATTATCCAAAACAAGTTCATTTTCGTTTGTATAAGTTTTTATAAGATATTCTAAAAGATCTACTGGCTTTTGAGTTGGATGGATGCAATTTGTTTCTTTATTAAAATACAATGTATTATTAGGATAATTTGTATATTCTTGAACATATTCTTTTGATAAAGTATGATGTCTATATATTCCATCTTTATTTTTATTTTTCTTTTTACATGTAATAGGTTTATCTAATTTTTCTAAGTTTTGAGGATTGTATAAAGGAGCTTTTTTATAGAATACATTAATACCTTCTACTTTTCGAAGTGGCTGGTATTTAGAAAATGCGAATCCTGTAGATTTATTTTTAATCCAGTACCAACTGTATTTATAGTTTTTAATATTTGAATTTATCAAACTAGTAGTAAATGGTTGTGCTGAAAATAGTACTATAGCTCCACCATCTTTTATAATTCTATTATATTGATTCCAGATTGATTTGAAAGGTATTATTGTGTCCCATTTACAATTAGTTGTGCCATAAGGAAGATCACATAGAATTAAATCTATTGATTTATCTTCTATTAGATCCATTATTTCTAAACAGTTTCCATTGTATAGTTTATATTTTTCTATGTTAAGCATGTTGCAAGTCCTCCTAAGTTGAATAAATTTTATATTGATTGGATATTACAACAAGTTATTATTTGATAAAATCTAATGCTTTGTAAAGTGTATCAAATCTATCATTACCTTTTATCATTGTGTAATGCTCTTTAGTAATAGAACCTATCTTCTCACATGCTCCACCGCCTACAACATAAAGATTTTGCGTCTGACCTGGTACGTAATCTTTTATATCACATATCAGTATTTTCCCATCATTATAACCCCAACCAACTACAGTTGCAGGGATTTTGTCAACTTCTCCATCATAAACTATTGTATGTTTGTACATCTGTTTAACTCCCTCATTATTTATATTTTTATTTAATATACCTTCTACAATTAACTTAGCAATCCCTTCATGACCTAGTTTCTTAGCTTTCTCATAATCTTCTTTATTATCACAAAAGAAACTTTCAATTAATACTGCTGTAGGCTTTGAACTATTTAAGATATATAAACTTTTATCTAATTTAGCACCTCTATTTTTAAATACTGTACCTAGTTTATCACATATTCTAGTTGCATACTCTAAGCCTTTATTACTATAATATAGGACTTCTGAACCTTTACCTTGACCGTTACTTGCATTTAAATGTAACTCTATAAGTAAATCATATCCTCCACTATTAACTCTAGGTATTTTATAAGACTTTTCTTCATTCTTAGTTTTAAACTGCTTTTCTGGGCATATTATTACATCTACCTTATGCCCTTCTTTTCTAAATGTATCTGCTAATACTGGTGCAAGAGATTTGTTGTATTGATACTCGTTAACTACTCCATCAGC